GGTTGTCTCACCATCAAAATCAACTAAAAGGGGAAATGGAAATGTTTAAGAAGCTGGCCAAAATGATTTCCGAAATCAAAACCGAAAACGACCGAGATGCTACATTCTGGCAGATCGACCGTGAGTTTGAGCAGGAGAAGATCTCCGCAGCAGACCACGAGCTGCTTTATAAGCTGGCCGGAATGGTCGAAGTCGAGGAGGGCTAAAAAATGACTGTCAAGATCGCGCTGAAGAAGAAGTTCAACAAGAACACCGCCGCCTGTTTTTATACCGAGTACGCGAAGAGCGTCACCTGCAAGACCATCCCGGCCGCCGAAATCATGGCGATGGGCTTTGACGAAACCGACCCGCACGACCAGTACGTTGTTGTCGAGGACAAGGGCGGAAGCGAAAGCACGTTCCGCAACAGCTACGTTGACGTTTTTATTTCCTGAACAGGAGGGAGCAACATGAAAGCATCTAAGAAAATGGCAAAGGCCCTGCTGACCAGCGGCCAGTACCGCACCAAGAAGTACCTCTACACGCTGGGCTACAACATGTACGGTCAAGAGATCGTACAACGCACCCGGATCGACAGCGAGGGCCACAGAATCGGCAACGCATACTCAGCAGGATTTTTCAACGCCTATGACTACCCGGAAGAATGGAGAGAGAAAAATGTTTAATATCACTGATACCGAAAAGCTGCGGGATGCCTACATCTTCCTGACATTCGCTCAGAACGCCCCCGCCGCTGCACCTGAGAAAAAGGCCAACCGTGAAATCTTTATCACCAACACGAAGCGGGAAATCCGGGAATACAACAACCGCCCGATTTCCAACACGCGCATTATAAGCGCAGACTACGATGGACGCCTTGAACTTGTCCGACTGCCTGACGAGCTGGACACGGCACACAAAGAGGACGCCGCTGAGTGGTTCGATGATAACTGCTATCTGGAAGCCTACAACAGCCCCTATGACTGCACCGGGCAGGAGTTCACAAGCTGGTATCACCTGTTCCAGCGGCGGGGCCACTGGTACGCCTATCACATGGTCAGTCGGGACGTTTGAACCGAATACAGCAAAAGGCCCAGAACCGCAGGAAAGCGGCTCCGGGCCTTTTATATTGCGAGATAGGTAAACTTGTGAGATATTCCGTTCTTGAACGTCAGCGTTTCCACATGGCCGTTTCTCATGCGCACAGAATCGACGATCGACAAGAAGAACGACCGCAGCACAGACGGCTCCGTACATTCGGCCAAACCCTGAAAATAGATATACTCCCGCTCCTGCAACCGCTGGGACATGATAAAGCTGCTGGCCTGTTCCAAAAAATCGTCATCCGAAAGCGACTGCGCCCACGATTCCGATGTCAGCAGGCCGATGGACTTGTCCTGTTCTTTCAGATCGTTCATCAAGTCGTTTTTCTTTATCAGGTATTCTTTATCCGACATCTGCTTGTTTGAATACAGGTAGATGTGATCGAGCCGTGCGAGGGCGCGTTCCGTCTTTCGCTTATCTGCCCGCAGTTTGCGCAGCTCCGGGTCGAGATTCTTTTTAACCGTCGGCTTTTTCAGAAGCACCGAATCAGCGGGGGAGTATTCGGCCAGCATTTCATACAGGGCGGCCACGCTGGCCGAATCTATTCCGGCCACGTTCTTGAACGTATCGCCGCGCAGAAGCCGTGCTTCCAGATCAGCGGGGGATTTTATCTGGTCGAAGCTCTTTTGAGCATTTATCACGTTCAGGATGAAGTTTAGCAGAAATTCGCCCAGCACCGTGTCCGAGGTATATTTCGCATTGCAAGTCTTTGTCTTGCGCACGTTCGGGCAGCCATATTTGGCCGACCGATACCCGGACGCATGGAGCTTGCCCGGAGAAGCCGTAAAAGCGGCCCCACAGCAGGCGCACCATATAAGCCTGGAAAAGATATTGACGTTCTTCTGTGTAGCGCTCCTGCCGGGCGTATTGCGGTATCTGGCGTTTGAATCCAGCATCTTCTGAACCCTGTCGAATCGTTCCTTGCTCACAAGCGGGGTGTGATGATCTGGTATCACGACCCATTCGGATTCGTCCTTGATGGCCTTGCGCCCCGGTATCTTGTAATAATTATAGCGGTATGTGCCGATATACCACGGATTCCGAAGAATCGTCCAGACAGACACAGGGGAGAACGGATTGTGCTGGCGTGACACATAGCCGCGGTCGTTCAGCTCCCGCGCCGTGTGAACCAGCGAATCCGTCTTTTCGTACAAGTCGTACATTTCCAGCACAATGAAGCTTTCATCGCCATTGACGGAAAACGTCTGGGTTTCTTTGTTGTAATCATACCCAAACGGAACCCGGCCGCCGTTCCATGTGCCATCGTTCGCCCTGCTGATCATCGTGGCCGTGACGCGCTCCGCTGTCGTCTTGCGCTCCAACTCCGCAAAAATTAGCACCATTTTGAGCATTGCTTCACCCATCGCCGTGGACGTGTCGAATTGCTCATTGCGCGAGATGAACGTCACGCCGAGCATCTTCAATTCCTCATACATCTGGGCGAAGTCGAGCAGGTTTCGGCTGATACGGTCAATCTTCCAGACGAGCAGATGGGAGTACATACCGTTCCGAATCTGCATCATCATTTTTTGAAAGGCCGGCCGATCAGTATTCTTTCCAGAATAGCCTGCATCCTCAAAAATGGTATAGTCGCTGATGTTCAAAGCATATTCGCAGTAGCCGACAAGGTCTTTCCGCTGCATGGGCAGGCTGTCACGGTCTACCTGATACGCGGTCGAAACACGCAGGTATATGGCCGCCCGCTGCGGCTTTTCTTTTGGCGCGTCGATTTTCTTCTTTCTCATTGCTGGGCCTTATCTTTCGGAACGTATTTTGCCAAAATCTGCATGACTTTTTCACGATCTTCTACGCTGGCCGCCTGATATGCAGCAAGCAGCGTTTGAAGTTCCTGAATGAATTCTTCCTGCGAAACCATAGCACACCTCTTATATTTTACTCTTTCTTTTCGGCATCCACGGCAGGATCAGCGACAGCCGCAACGTGGGTGCGCAAAAAGTCCTTGCACATGGAACGCTTTTCCACCGGGATGGAGCGGTAAATCGAAAGCAGCTCTTTTTCGTCAGCATCCAGCACGTCAAGGTTTTTGCGGCCGTGCGCTTTAAGCCGCTGCTTTTCGGTATCGGTCAAGATCACAATGCCGTCCCGGCCGTAAACCAGTTCGTCGATACTCATGCCAAGCCGTTCGGCCATGCCCTGAATCATATCCAGATGGGGAGCCTTGCCTTTTTTCAGGCGGGCGATGTTGGAACTCGCAAATCCGCTCTCAATAATGAGTCTGCTGGGTGCGATGTCGTGCCGTGCGCAGGCGTCCAAAATGTTTTCGTACAAGCCCATAATATAAAACACCTCACAAATTTACTCACAAATGAGAGCAAAAGCTGTTGACTCACTCACAAATGAGAGTTATAATAACAAATGTAAACCGACGAAAGCTCACAAAGTCGTTTACAAATGTAAGTATACCCTAAATATAGCATAGCTCACCAAAAAAAGCAAAGGAGGTCAAGAATTAAAATATGAAGCTCGAACTGCATCTGGACTGGAAGCGCACGGTCAAGACCATTATGACCATGAGAGGTCTGTCCAACAGCGATCTGGCGCAGGCTGCCGGTACTACCGACGCAACCATGCGGCAGGTCATCAACAAATCGGTCAAGGGAGCCGTGATGAACAAAGTCAGCGAGTATCTTGGTATCACCAATGCCGAAGTCCATCACGTCGTGATCGAGGTCGAATAACCTTACATCTATTTTACAGCATGTTGTCCACTTTGACTTTGACCCCATCATCGAGGAGCTGGACGCGGCCGCCATCATCACCAACATTAAGTGATCTGGCCCCGCTGATACGAAAGGCAGGAGAACAGAATGACGTACCACCTCAGACTGAAAAACGCTATGTCCTACACTGGCGTGGTCAATGCCACGCGGGAGGAACCCGATGTTTTTACCGCAGATGAAGCCATCAAAGCCGCCGCCCTGCGCAGCGGCTACTTTGATCTGGTCGATGTTCTGGCTGAACAGGACACGGCCGCCCCCGCTGACGCCGACACCATCCCGCTGACCCCGGCAGGGGAGCAGGCCGACGATGGCAGCACCCCGGCCACCCTTGACCGGGCCTACCTCGAAAGCCTGTCCTTTGCCGAGCTGAAGCGTCTGGCAAATGACATGGACGTCCCGGTCACGAAGACCACGAAAAAGGCCGAGCTAATCGACACGCTGGCCGCCGAGACCGTCACCGTCCCGGCAGAAGCCGACGACACCGAGCCGGATTTTGGGGAGGTCTGACCCATGCCTGCACGTCCTTGGATAACCCCGGAGCAGGTGCGTGAATACTCCGAAACGCCGGAAGTCGTCGCACGGACGGACGCAAAGCTGACCGTGGACATCTCCCGCGCTGAACAGTACATCCTGACCTACACCCACAACAAGGAACTGCTGGACATGGACGAGCTGCCGGAGAGCGTCAAGACCGCCTGCATCCTGCTGGCCGAAGCCTACGCCCACAATGCCGCGCTGACGTCCTCTAAAACGCTGAAATCCGAAACCTTTGACGATTACAGCTATTCGGCCGATCATTCGGACATCGAAGTCCGCAACCTCGATCTGGCCGCCCTGCTGGACGACTACGTCGTGGCAGCAGCCAACGGCACAGTCACCATGCGTATGCGGCGGCTGTAAGGGGGCACAACATGGCATTTGAACAATTTCTCAACGACCTGTGCGACATCTACCATGTGCAGAAAGACACAGGCTCCCCCGGCTATGGCCTGAACAAACAGCCGACCTTTTCCTACCCGGCAGAGCCGGACGTCCCCGGCGTCGCCTGTCATTTCGGCGTCAAGAGCGAAAGCACATCCATCAACCAGACCGCCCCGGTCAACGTCAAGGAATCCCGCATCAAGCTGACCCTGCCCACCGGGACGGACGTGCGCCTGAACGATAAGATCATCGACAAGAAGAACGGCTATGAGTACATCGCGGAAATCCCGCACGACGTCCACGGCCACCACATTTTTGTCTATGTCACCGCAAAGGGACAGCAGAGGTATTTGTGATGGCGACCGTCAACGTGGACGTTTCCGAATTTCGCGCCTTTTTTCAAAAGATGGGCAAAGCCGCATCCGGGGATTTTAAGCGCGAAATGGAGCTTTTCTTGGAGGGCCTTGGCAACGAGTTCTTGCGCATCCTGCAAGACGAAATTGTCCGGCGAAAGGTCATGGACACACGCCAACTGCTGGCGTCCTTTGAGAAAGGGGAACAGGGCAACGTCTGGGAGCTTTCCGACGGCGACCTGACGCTTGAAGTCGGCACAAACGTTGATTATGCGTCCTACGTCAACGACGGCCACTGGACGAACACCAAAGGCGTACAGTACCGCTTTGTCCCCGGCTACTGGCTGGACGATGGCCGCTTCATTTACGACCCATCCGCAGAGGGCGGCATGGTGCTGAAACAGCACTGGGTCGAGGGCAAGCACTACTGGGAAAGCGCGTTGCGCATGGCATCCAAAGCAACCCCTGAACAGGCAGCGGCGAAGTTCCCGCTGGAATCCCTGCGCAAGAACTGCCGTGCAGTCTTTGGCGTGTCGTCCTGCGTCTTTGCAGGCGCGACCGCCGACCTGCCCGACGGTGAATACACCAAAGAGGACATTAAGGCCCGCATCGACGCATGGGCCGCAAAGGAGGTCAAATAATGGCTGGTGGTAAGTTTGACAAGCTGGCCGGAAAGACCCGGCCCGGTACTTACATCAATTTCAAGAGCGAGCGCGCCGACACCGTCGGCACCAGCGAACGTGGTACCGCCATCATCCCGCTGATGAAGCCCGCCTATGGACCCGCTGGCTCCTACATCGAGCTGACGAACGCTAGCCCGGATGCAGCTTATGCAAAGCTGGGCTTTAGCGTCTACGACAGCGACACCAATCGTCAGATGCTGCTGATCCGCGAAGCGTTCAAGAACGCAAGCAAGGTGCTGGTCTACATCGTCAAGGAGGGCACGAAAGCCACCGCGACCAATGAAGCCACGCCCACCCTGACCGCCACCGCAAAATACGGCGGCAGCCGTGGCAATGCTCTGACCGTTACCGTGGCTGCAAACCCTGTGGCAGGTTTTGACGTCACTGTCAGTCTGGCAGGCAACACCGTCGCGTTCTATGAGGGTCTGTCCACCGTGGCCGACCTGATCGATCAGAACTGCGAGTATATCACCTTTACTGGCTCTGGCGAACTGGCGGCCATTGCTGCGATGAACCTCACTGGCGGCACGGATGCAACCCCGCAGAACTCCGACGTCACCGCTTTTCTGGACACGCTGGAGGGCGTCAAGTTCAACACCGTCGCCATCCCCACTACCGACAGCAGTCTGCAGGCGGCCATCAAGACGAAGATCAAGTATCTGCGTGAGAGCATGGGTCGTGGCGTTCAGGCCGTCGTTCCTGACTTTGCCGCAGACTACGAGGGCATTATCTCCGTCAAGAACGGCTACTCCATCGACGACGACAACCTGTCCGCTGCTGAAGCCTGTGCATGGGTGGCAGGTGCGACCGCTGGCGCGTCCTACACCGAAAGTCTGACCTATAAGACAGTCGATGGCGCAACTGGCCTGAATCCCGCTCTGACCCACGAGGAATATGTGGACGCCATCAACAAGGGCCACTTTGCTTTCTCCGTGTCCGAGGAAAACAAGATCATCGCCGAGTACGACATCAACAGCCTGACCAGCTTTAAGCAGCCGAAGGATGAAACCTACCGCAAGAACCGCGTCATCCGCGTTTTTGATACTTTCCAGGAATCCGTACAGCTCAACTTCCCGCCCAACAAGTACAACAACGGCCCGGTCGGCTGGGACACTATGGAGGGCGTTGGCAAGTCTATCTTGAAGCAGTTCTTGGACGCCGACGCAATCTCCGATGTGGACTATGACGCGGACTTCCTTGTTGATCGTGACGCATCCTACGGCGACAAGACCTATTTCGACGTCAATCTGAAGCCCTTGGACAGCTCCGAAAAGCTGTTCTTCACTACCCACACCCGCTAAGCGGAAAGGAGCGTAAACCATGGAATATAACGTGCGCCCGATTTCTATCCGCGATGGTAAAATCATCATCGACGGTGTCGAAGCTGGCGATTCTGTCAGCGCAAGCGGCGTTTTTACCCCCGATACTTGGAGTGGCAAGCAGCTGGGCGACAAGTCGAACAGCACTCGCTGGCTGGGCTACAACATCACTGTTGCCTTGACCCGCCACCGCTCTAATCCTTGGATTAAGGAAGTCATCAAGAAGTACAAGGACACTGGCAAGACCCCTGAAATCATCATTCAGGGCATTATGTGTGACGGCGATTCCGACTTTTTCGACAAATACGGCAACGACGTCTGTACCTTTGTCGGCTGCGTCCCGACTGGTGCAATGCCGCTGACCTCTCTGGACAGCAACGGCGACGTCGTCACCGACAGCCTGACCTTTAACGCCCGCGACTTCCTGTAAGCCGCCACAGCGGTGAAAAAGGGCGATTTTCACCGCTGTGAAAACATCACAACAACAAACTGAATGTAAAGCCGCCCCTTTTGACGAATCACGTTTGAAAGGGGCGGCTTTTTCTTTTTATGGAGGTTTTAACATTATGGCTACTGCAAACAAAAGTCTGAAATTCTTCATGCGTCCGCAGGAGGAGCAGATTGTCACCTTTACCGGCCCCGAATCCTTTAAGGATGATGAGGGCAACCCCATTGAGTTTGAGGTCAAGGTGCTTCCCCAGCGCGAGATCGACAAGATCAACAACATCTACCGCAAGCGCAGCATTGCCACCGACAAGAAGGGCAACCCGATTGTCGATGGTGGCGAAGTCGTCTGGCGCACCGAGCGCGACCCTGCACGCTCCCTGCGGCATATCATCGTGGCCGCATTGCAGTACCCGAAGCTGGACGACAAAGCCCTGATGGACTACTACAAGTGCGTGGACATCACCGATATGCCCCTGCTTGTGTTCAACAACCACAAGGACTACGACTACGTTACCAAGCACGTTCTGCAGGCCCTTGGCATTGTCGAAGCTCCGAAGGATGAAGATACCCTGAACGATGCAAAAAACTGATAAAGGCGGCTGGCTCTGATGGCTACTGGGCACACACGCTTTGGCAGCGTCACGGCCTACGCCCGGAAGAGTACGACGCCATGCCGCGAAAGATGCAGCTTTTTTACATCGCATCCGAGCTTGTTGTCGATGAAGAACAACAGCTTGCCCACATACAAGCTGAAGCCGCGAGGAGGTGAGGACTAAATGGCGAACTTAACAGCAAAATTCCAGCTTATCGACGAAATGAGCCAAAAGCTGGAGGGCATTGCCGCAACTGGCGAAGCTATGCTGGACAACTGGGAATCGGCAGGAGATGCAGCGAGTGCAGCTCTGGATGGAATTTCATCCTCTGCAAGCTCTGTTGAATCGTCTTTGGACGGGGCGACAAGCATCCTCGAAAAATACAATGCAGCAGCGGACGACGCGGCCCAGAAAACCGACTATTGGACGAACGCGGTCGGCGGCTACGATAAAGCCATGATGGAAGCCACATACTCCACGCAGGAGCTTGTCGATATGGGCGTCAAGTCCACCGCCGCGCTGGACGACCTGAACGACATGATGGCCCTCTGCGAAAAGTCGTCCGATGAACTCTCGAAGTCCGTCGAAGCATCGGTCGACATCCATGACGAGCTGACCGCGTCCATCAAGAAAACGGGCGACCAGCTCGATGACCTCATGCAGAACGAAAAGCTCTCTGCCGAAACAAAGGACGAACTGAAAGCCGCCAGCGATGCAGCAGCGGAAGCCCTCAAAGAGCTGGCACAGGCCCAGCTTGACGCGGACGCCGCAATGCAGAATTACCAGCAGGTCATGGCATCCGGCACGGAAGACCTTGACAAGCTGGAAGCCGCCGCAGAGCAGGCGGGCCACGCTGCCGAATCTCTGGCAGCCGCCAACGGCAAGGCCAGCGACGCCACCGACGCACTGGCGAAGTCCACCCAAAAGGCAAGCGACGAAGCGGACAAGGCCAGCAAGACCGGAGCTGAAGCAGTCGAAACCATCGCACAGGCCCTTGCAGCGGCCGGCATAACGGCCACCATCAAGGAGATTACCTCTGCGGTCTACGACTTGACCGATACTTACAGCAACGCGGAAAAAATCATCGTCAACGCCACCGGTGCGACCGGGGACGCGCTGGACAGTCTGGGCGCAAGTATGCTCAAAGCCTACTCCGGCAATGACGATGCACTCGACGCCGTGGCCGGAGCGGTTGGCGAAATCAATACCCGACTGGGCTACACTGGCGACACGCTGTCCGAAGTCACCGGGCAATTTCTGGACTTTGCCGACATCACCGGGCAGGATGTCGTCGGCTCTGTGCAGCTCGTCACAAAGGTAATGAACAAATGGGGCGAGGATTCTTCCAAGCTGCCGAACGTCCTTGATGATTTGGCCTATGCGGGCCAAATCTCTGGCCTGTCCGTCACAACCCTGAGTAATACCCTGATCACCGGCGCATCGTCCTTGCAGGAAATGGGCCTATCGCTCGAAAACGCCATCGGCCTGCTGGCAAAAATGGAGCTTTACGGCGTCGAGGGCACGTCCACCATCACGGCCATGCGCACCGCCGTCAAGAACTTTGCCGCCGACGGGCTGGATGCACAGGAAGCCCTGCAAGATACCATCACCGAAATTGCCAACATGAAAGACAGCTCCGAAGCCACCACAAAGGCCGTGGAAGTCTTTGGAAGCAAGGTCGGCGTGGACTTTGCGCGGGCTATCCGGGACGGTGCTATCACCACCGACACCCTGACGGGATCTCTGGATGAAGCGGCCGGGACGTTGGAACGCACCGCCGCGGCCGGCGAAAGCCTGTCCGAGAAATGGGAAAAGGCCAACAACAAGATGAATGTCGCCTTTACGCAGGTCTTGGAGCCTACCATCCATGACGCATCTGCTGAACTGGCCGAACTCTACGGCAACGTGGGCGACTTCCTCTCTGAGCATCCCAATGTGGTAAAGGCCCTGACTGCGGTCGGCACAGGCCTTGGAACCGTGGCTATTGGCGTCGCTGGCGTTTCCGCATCTTTCGTCTTTGCAAGCTCCACCGTCAAAGCGTTCGTGTCGGCTATTTCGCCATTTGCCCCCGGCCTGTTGGTGGCTGCCGCTGCTGTTACGGCTCTGACCGCCGCCGTCACCATGCTTGGCGACAAGTATGAGGACACCTACGACGAAGCCATGTCCATGACCGCCACCACCGCCGCGCAGACCAAAGAACTGGAATCCCTCAAAGAGCAGTATGACAAAGCCTGCCGCACCTACGGCGACACGTCCGATCAGGCATCCACCCTGAAATACCGCATCGACGAGCTTTCCGCCTCGCTGGACAACAACGGTCAGAGCGTGGACGAGTATGTGGCCCAGATCGACGCTGTAATCAGCAAGCACGATGACCTGATCGACAGTTTCGGCAGCAATACGCAGGCCATCCATGACAGCGAGGTCGAAAACCTTGCACTGGCCGCCCAGCTCGACGCACTGGCAAGCTCCACCGGCAACAGCACCGAGAAACAGGCCCAGATGGAAGCCATCATCGACGAGCTGAACAGCAGCATTGATGGCCTGAACCTCACCTACGAAGACCTGACCAGCAACCAGAGCAAAGCCATTGCCAACGTCAAGGAAATGGCGAAGCAGCAGGCCGAGCAGGAACTGAAAACCGAAAAGTATCAGGAGTATGTAGACCTGCTGAAAGAGCAGGCTACCCAGCAAGAAGCCATCAAGGAAAATGATGCAGCTATCGCCGCCGCGCAGGAGCGCGTGAACGAAGCCCAGAAGGTCTATGAGGACTACATCGCCGAGCTGTACGCACAAGACCCCACCGGCATGGCTACCATCTCCGCACAGTGGTCTGAACAGGCCGCAAACCTCAACGCTGCGAACGAGGAGCTGCAAAAGTATCAGGACAAGCAGGGCGAGCTGCAAAAGACCCTTGACGACACGAACGACCGGCTCGAAGTCATCGACAAGTATTACAACCAGCAGGCCGAGGACGCCAAAGCCGCAGGCGACGAGATTGTTTCTGCACAGGAAGCTGTATCGCAGGCTTACAGCGATGTCCGCTCTGACGTGGAAAAGCTCTGCGAAGCCTACAACACCGCCTACGAAGCCGCAAAGGACAGCTTTGAGGGCCAGTTCGGGCTATTCGATGAAGCGTCCACTAAATCCGAGGACTATCTGAACTCCAACGTCAAGGCGGCGCAAGCTGCGCTTGATTCTCAGCTCAACTACTGGAACACCTACACGGCCAACATCGAAACCCTGAAAGCTACCTCTGCCGACGATCTGGGCATCACCGAGGAGAACTACAAGGCTTTGATGTCCTACGTCCAGGATGGCAGCGAACAGGCCGCAGGCTTGGCTGCCAGCATGGTGAGTGCCATCAACAGTGGCAACAAGGACGCCGTGTCGAAGCTGGCAAACACGCTGGCTGACGTCACCGCGAAGCAGGACGCCGCAGCGCAGGCTACCGCCGACTGGGTAACGGACTACGAGGGCCAGCTGGACGAGTTTCAGGCAAAAATGGAGGGCACGGTAGACGCTCTCGATATGTCCGACGAAGCCGGGAAGGCTGCAAAGGACACCATTGCCGAGTACGTCCAGAAGCTGAAGGATGGCAAAAAGGACGCCGTAGCCGCTGCAAAGGATGTGGCCGCATCTGTGGCCCTTGCTTTGCAGAACAGCACCACCTACACGCCGTCCGCCACTCCAACGACCACTGTGCCCGGCCATGCAGGCGGCACAACCGACGCTGAAAATGTTTTCATCGCTGGCGAGAATGGCCCGGAGCTGATTGTCGGCAAGCAGGGGAGCACCGTTTTCCCGACCGAAGAAACCGACCGCATCTTGCAAGCTATTTCTGGCATAAGTTTGGACATCCCGGACAGATCTTCCCCGGAGTCTATGCTTTCCGGCATCCTCTCGAAAGCCTATGACGTCGTATCCGGCAAAAACTCCGACCTGTCCGCAATCGACGCCGCCTATACTGGCGTTGAAAGCAGCGTTGCCCGCCCGGCGGCGGCCTACAGCAGCGTTTTGGATTCGGCACCGCTCAACGTACAGCCTGCCGCGAATGCTGCGGTATCGGGCGCACAGAGCAGCCAGAACGCACCCGGCGAGACCGTCAAGAAAATCATCCTTGAGCTTGTCGGAAAAGGCTCTGTGGAGGTTTCTGGCGGCTCTGGCAGCGGCATGACCGCAAACGATGTTCTGGAGCTGATTACCGACAACATCAAGCCTGTTCTGATGGGCATTCTCAAACAGGAGATTTTTGAGGAGGGCCAGTTGTCGTATGAGTATTAAATATCAAATCTGGTTCACTTGGAACGCCGAACGCGAAAAAATCAGGCTGCCCGTGCTGCCTGAAAAATTCAACGTCAAGAACGGCTCCAATAACCAGAGCATTGACCTTACCGGGCTTGGAGAAATCACGATCATGCAAAGCCGCCCGGCCCTGCAGTTCAGTTTTTCCAGCTTTTTCCCGGCGGGCTATTTCCCCGGCATCAAGTCCATCATCACCGTGCCGCCTATCCTCTACATCCGTATGATCGAGCGGTGGAAGAAAAGCAAAGTGCCGATTCACTTTATCAGTACCGGGAACTATATCAACCTGTACTGTACCATCGAAAGTTTCAACTACTCCGAAAGCGGCGGCGACGTGGGCACGTTCTCCTACGACATCACTCTCAAGGAGTACAGGGAAGTTTCCTTGAAAGCAGTTTCGGTTGATTCTTCCCTCATTGCCACTGTGCAGAACACCACGGCCCGCGTTGACAGCACGTCCACCCCAAAGACCTACACGGTCAAAAAGGGGGACTGCCTGTACAACATCGCAAAGTCTGTCTATGGCGACGGTGCAAAGTATTCCAGCATCTACACCGCAAACAAGTCCCTGATCGGCAGCAATCCGAATCTAATCCGGCCCGGGCAGGTCTTGAAAATTCCGTAAAGGAGGGCCGCGCATGGCAAAAATTCAGTTGCTTTTGATTCAGGGCGACACCACAACGGACATGACAGCCCTTGTGAAGTCTGTCCACTGGAAAGGTCGCAAGGGAAGTTCTGCCCGCACCCTGACCGTGACCATGATCGACGATAACGGCTACAAACACGCCCGCAGCGGAATTGACGTGGAAGATGGCAACCAGTGCGTTTTCTATGTGGACGGACAGGAACGCTTTCGCGGCATCCTGCTGAATCAGGGCCAAAGCAGCAAAAAGCAGCTCAAATACACCGCCTACGATAACGGTATCTACCTTGCCAACAACAAGGACACCTTTGTCTACAAAAACAAAACTGCTGATGAAGTCTTTACCGACGTCTGCTCTCGTTTCGGCATCCCGACCGGGGATACTGGATTACTCCGACCTTACCATCAACGGTGGCACAAGCAACATCGCCCCCGGCGATAACGCTATCCCCGTTCTGGGGGAGGTGACCGTTTCTTGAGATTCTACGGAAACCAGTTCGGCAGTAGCTATGAAGAGCTGATCTCCTACTACCCGCGCTACTACCGCGACGTTTTAGAAATGGTCGCAATCCTCAACGCACAAGGGAAACTGCTGGACGACGCGAAAGCCCAGATCGAGCAAAACTACCTGAACAACTTTATCGAGCACATGGATGAGGCTGCCATTTCCGACCTTGAGGAATTTCTTGAAATCCACAATGATGGCACAAAAACGCTCGATGAACGCAAGAAGATCATCAAGCCTTACTTTGCAGGTTTTGGCCGCATCTCATCGGCCACCATCAAGGAGATGATAGCGGCCTACTCCGACGCCACAGCAGATGTCCGGCTTGAGCCGTTCGACGAAGCCGGGAATAATATGCTCTACATCGACCTGACCTGTGGACAGGGCGCGACCGTCCTTATCAACGACGTTTTGAATATGCTCTCCAAAAAGATACCTGCGCACATCATGTACAGGCTATTTTTGCGCTATACGTCGTCGGCCGCTCACTCCTACATCGGCGCAGGCTACCACGGCACGGCCCAGCGCGTGGCCGTGCCCATCGTGGGCACGCTGCGCCCCCGTGAGCTGCTTTCCACTACCTACGCGAAAGCCGGGCTGTGGAGCATTCGTCAGCAGGAAGCCGCCCGAATTGCTGGCACCCTGCGCCCGAAAGACCACAAGGCCACCACATACGCCCCGGCGGGCTGCGCCGCCTACCGTATGCAGATGGCAGCATACATCAAGGGCGACATTCGCCCGGCAGACCATACAGCAACGGCCCCGGCCCCGGTGGGCGTGGCGGCTTTCCGGCAGCAAATTGAAATCAAAATTGGAGGTAACACATGAGTTGGAACAATTCTCTCTATACCAACGTCGGCACGAACATGATGTCCGAAGTGCTTTCCGGCGCAACCATGACGATCACTAAAGCCGTGGGCGGTGCAGGCACTACGGCCGCCGAATCGCTGGCCGCGCTGACCGACGTGAAAGACCAGAAGCAGACCCTTAAAATCCTCGGCATCGAGGATGCGACCGACAGCACCGGCAACGACGCTGGCAAGCGCATCAAAATCCAGATCACCAATGAGGACGTGGAAACCGGGTACATCCTGCATCAGGTCGGCATTTATGCAAAGCTGGCAGACGGCGACGAAACCCTGCTGATTATTATGCAGGACGACCGCGGCGTGGAAATCCCTTCCCACACGGAAAACAGCGATTTTGAGATTGAGCTTTACGGCATTATGGCAATCTCGAACGTTGCCAACATTTCCGTGACTGTTGACCCGAACGCCGTTGCATCCGTGGCGATGGTGAACAAGCAGATTGCGCAGGTCAACACCAAGATCGACAAAGCCAAAGAGGATTTGCAGAAGGAAGCGCAGGAAACCTATCTGCCCCTGACCGGCGGCGAGCTGAAAGGCCCGCTGGTTATGCCCGGCGGCGGCACTGCCCTTAGTATTGAGGACAACGCCGCAACGCACAACATGGTCTATCGCGGCAAGGCACTGGGCACCAGCGTCACGAGCGAGCAGTGGGCAGCCATCAAGGCGGGCACGTTCAAAGACCTGTATCTTGGTGACTACTGGTCTATCGGCGGCGTGGACTACCTGATCGCCGCCTTCAACTACTGGCTTACCTGCGGTGACACTGCCTGCAACACGAACCATCTGCTTGTTGTGCCGCGGAACAATCTGTACACCTACAAGTTCAATCCGACCAACACGACCGAGGGCGGCTACGTTGGCTCTGACCTGTACAAAAACGGTCTGACGCAGGCAAAGACCACCATCAACAGCGCGTTTGGCTCCGCGCACATCCTGAGCCATAGGCAGTATCTGGTGAATGCCGTCACCAACGGAAAGCCCACTGGCTCCGACTGGTACGACAGCACGGTGGAGCTGATGAACGAGAACATGGTCTATGGTGGCAGACAGTTCAGCCCCATGCCGGACGGCACTGACCCGTGGAACACCTGCCGTAACTACACCATCGACAAATCGCAGCTGCCTTTGTTCCACCTTGCCCCGTGGCTGATCTGTAACAGGAACTGGTATTGGCTGCGAGACGTCGTCTCGGCAGCCAGTTTCGCGGGTGTCAGCGGCGACGGCTATGCGAGCTGCGCCGGTGCCGGCAACGCCGCTGGCGTTCGTCCCGTCGTCGGGCTGATCGGCTGATCGAACATCCTGCGGGCTTGTACCGCAGGATTGAGACAGCACGGAAGGAAGTAAAAAAATGTCCATCCCAAAGCATGAACGTGCGCCGTCGCGCCTTGACGCACAGCACATGGCCCGGAAGATCAGCATGGAGATCACAACGGAGCTGGCCCGGACGTTCGGCTACAGCAAGGCGAAGTTTGAAAAGCGCGTCGTGACCATGACAAAATATCTGCCGCCCGGCCCCGACCGGGAGCAGGCGGCGGCGCAGATTCGAGAGCAGGAGCAGGGTTTCAACCTGTGGCTGATCGAGCAGGAACGTCGGAGGATGCACGATCTTTCCCGTGAAATTCCTCTGCACCTGCGGGCCGCAAATTCCATCTGGCCCAGTTGCCAGATGGAGCTTGACGCGCGGCGGCTTGAGCTTGATAAAGCCATTGCCGCCTGCTGGAAGCTACAGGACGAATTGCAGTATGTGGCCGAAACCATCCCGGCAGATTTCAACAAATACACGGGCATTGTGCTTGAGATCGACAAGCTGGTGGCCTACATCAAGAACCTGCGAAAATCCGACGCGAAACGCTTCAAAGCAGCGGTACAGGCCGCTGCAAGTCCGAAAAAATAAACACCTTGGGGCAACCTTTGTACGTCGTCTCGGCAGCCAATTTCGCGAATGTCAACAGCAACGGCAATGCGAACTGCAACGATGCCAGCAACGCCAATGGCGTTCGTCCCGTCGTCGGGCCTTTGGATTTCACAACTGCACATGATGGGTAAAATTCCCGGTGCAGCTCTGCGAAAGGAAAGGCTGTCCCTTCGTGGCGCAAGCCACGATAAAGCCCCGAAAGGGCATCAACAGCGATGCTCCCGGTTACGACCGATGGAGCTGCCACGCTGTTTTTTTATTTTCTATGACAAAATTTGAGGACGCAAATTTTCTGTACGAAGCAGGAACCAAAGCAATCAAGCCGTCACCGTACAAGTACGGCACACAGCTTTTTGAGATGAACCACCTGCTTGAAACGGCAAAGCTCCAACGGGCTTTCCAGACGGGAACCTATGAGCCGCAGCCGGGCGTAAAGTTCGAGATCAAGGAGCGAGGGCATGAACGCTTTATCACCAGCACAGCAACGGTGGACAAAGCCGTGTCGCACCTGACCTGCGACGAGTATCTAACGCCGCTGCTGGCAAAGTACCTGCAATACGACAACTCCGCATCACAAAAGGGCAAGGGCGTGGCATTTCACCGCCACCGCTTCAAAATCCACCTGCGGCAGTATTATGAGCGGGAGGGCACAAATGAGGGCTATATCCTGTTTTCTGATTTTTCCGGCTACTATGCAAACATTTTGCACGATGTTGCACTTGCCCAACTGGAAAAGTATCTGGCGCGGGAAATTGCAGACCCGGCAGAGCTTGCGCAGGTCATGGGCGTTCTGCGGGTCACGTTCAAAACCTACGAATTGGACGTTTCAAGATTCTCCGATGAAGAAATTCAGAGAATGTACCGGGAAAAGGTTAGTTCCACGCTCAATCTTGGCGTTCCTGCATCCGCCCTGACCGGGCAAAAAATGCTGCGCAAGGGCGTGGACATCGGAAACCAGATCTCGCAGAACACGGGCGTTTTTGTGCCGGTGCCGATAGATAACTACATCAAAATTGTATGCGGCATCAAAGAAGCCGCCCGATATTCGGATGATTTCTATATGGTCGCCCGCACAAAGGAAGAACTGCATGAGGCTATGGCGGGAGTACGCCGGGAAGCAGCAGATTTGGGCCTTATCATCAACGAAAAGAAAACCCACATCTGCAAGCTAGGCGGCAAATACCGCCACCTGCAAATGCTGTATTCCTTGCACCCTGACGGTGAGATTACCTGCAAGATCAACCCGAAAGCTATTACCCGCGAACGCCGAAAGCTCAAAGCCTATAAGCGGCTGGTGGATAATGGCCGAATGGAATACCGAGAAGCTGAAAACAATTTCAAATCATGGATTTGCGCCAACTATAAGTTTATGAGCAAGCAGCAAATCCGCAACATGACAGCACTCTTTAGAGAGCTGTTCGGAAAGGACATCACATGGAAAAAGAAAAGCGGACATGGACGGTTACGCTGGCTGATGGGGCAAAAATCGAGGGCTTGACCCTCAACAGCGGCGCGAACACGTTCCACTCTGAAACCGAGATCACCCCGGAAATGTTTGACGGCAACTTGTCGGAGGTGCATATCTCCGCCAGCGACGGCGATATGACCGGGTGCGCCTACCCGGACACCCTGCACGATGCAGAGCTTGTGCAGATCATGCAGCCCGCTGACACCCCGGACGGTCAGTGGGCTTTCATTCTGCGCGAGATTCCGGCAGACCAGCTTTTCATGGCAAAGATTCAGGCGCAGCTTGATTTCCTTGCCATGAGCGCAGATGTTGATTTGGAGGATATGTGACATGGAAACCAAACACAGCAAGAAATTCAATGACATCAAGTTCTACTACGATCACCACATTTGGAGCAAAGCGACCGTGAAGAAGGCTTGCAAAACTGGCCGCATCACCGCCGCCGAGTATGAGGAAATCGTAGGTGAACCGTATGCAGCATAAAAGCTGGCCCGCCCTCTGCGAAAGCCTGCTGGACAGACTGGAAGCAGCAGGGGAGCCGACCACCACGGAGCGGGCCGAATTTGGCGTGCTGATGGTGGATTGCTGCATGAAAGACTGCGGCGCAGACCTGCGGCCCAAATCCGAACAGATGGGAGGTGAACCGAAATGAGCCTGAAAGCCATCTGGGAAGCATGGGGGCCTGTCATGGTCACGCCGGCCGTCATCGTCCTGCTGTCCCTTGTCGAGATCGCACCCATCAAGATCAATCCGTGGTCGGCTATTATGAAGTTTTTGGGCAGCCGTCTGAACTCCGACGTCACGGCCCGCCTTGACACGATGCAGCAGTGCCAGACCGAAACACGCCAAAGGCTGGACGAGCATATCGAAAAGGACGACGCCCAGACCGCCAGCCTTTGGCGAACCCAAATCCTACGTTTCAATGATGAACTGCTGCATGACCGGCGGCATACAAAAGAACACTTTGACGAAATCCTTGGCACGATCAAGGACTACGAGGGCTACTGCTCCACGCACAAGAATTTCCCGAACGGCAAGTGCGTCCATGCCATCGACAACATCAACCGCGTATATGACGAGCTTTTAGAAAGTCACGATTTTCTGTGAAAGGGGCTGATTTTATGAGCATCGTAACATATAAGCGCGGGGACACCACCGCGCTGACCAAAAATTTTACCCGCGACGAGTTCGAGTGCCAGTGCAAAAAGTGTGAAGCCCAGATGATCGACACGGAGCTTGTGGAAAAGCTGCAACGCATCCGGGACGTGCTGGGCGTCCCGCTGAAGATCACGTCTGGCTATCGCTGCGTTGTCCATAACGCAAGCAAGGCCGTACAGGGCAGCCGTACCAGCAAGCACCTGTATGGCTTTGCGGCAGACTGGCGCACCCTCAACCGCACCGTCAACCCGGTCGCGCTTGGCATCATCGCACAGGCGGTCGGTTTTGGCGGCATCGGCATCTACTGGCACCCCAAAGCGGCCATGTGCCACGCGGACACCCGCGCAGGCAAGGCAACGTGGCTTTGCACGTCGCCGGGGGTCTACCCCTCGACCACATACAACGCCTTTATTCTGCCCACCATCCGGCAGGGCAGCACCGGGGCCGCCAACCGTTCCGCAATCATCCTGCTGCAAAAGCTCCTGAAGCTCAAAGAGGACGGAAATTTCGGGCCTGCTACCACGCAGGCCCTTATTTATGCCCAAAAGCAGCACGGCTTGACCACTGACGGTGTTTGCGGCCCTGCGAGCTGGAAAGCTCTTTCGGGGGCCGACAAGTACCTGAAAAAGCTGTGAGGTGACACCCATGCAGGAAGTTCACATCAACGTCAACCCCACCACACGCCACCAGCGCAAGAGAAAGGGCACACAGCGCGGTTTTATGGATAAAGCCGTAATCTATTGCCTTTTCATGTGTACCGTGCTGGACGCCGCGATTCTGGCCCTCTACTGGCACAGTGTCACGGCCCCGGACAGTCTGGCTATTGCTGCAATGGCCGCCCCTTGGATGGTCGAGTTTGGAGCGATGGCAACCATCAAGAAGCACAAGATCACAACCCCGGCCGACGACAGCCAGCCGGACGATGAAAACAAAGGAGAATAATCATGGACGAATTTCTGAAAGTCGCTATTACCGCCTGCATCCCCGCCTTTACCGTCATTTTCGGCTGGGGCGTTAACAAGGCCGCCAGCATCGCCAACAGCTATGTGCATAACCAGTTTGTGCAGCACTGCATCCAGAACGCCGCCAACGCGGTTTTTAATGCCGTGTCCGACGTCAACCAGACCTATGTTGACAGCCTGAAAGAATCCGACAAGTTCAACGAAGCGGCCCAGAAGCGGGCCTTTGCCGACGCTCTGGCGACCGCGAAGAAGTCCCTCACCACCGAAACGATCTTGTTCATCAAGGAGACCTTTGGCGACGTGGACGCCTACCTGACCCCCATGATCGAAGCTCAGGTGCGCAGCCAGAAAACCTATATGTGATGTTCGCCTGACGCCACGAAAACATACCATTTTCGTGAGGTGCCGAAAATGGTCTTAAACGCGCTTTTTACAAAAAGTCAGCGTAAAATCAGCGCAAATTGCGCGTTTTGCGCGTATTAAATGCGCGCCGCGCGATTTTGTGCAGTTACCGTGCGATTCCTGCCCGCTTGACACCCGGCCAAAATCTGGGTAAAATAGGGCCACTTGAAAGGCTCCGGCCTTTGTAGAGAGCGGTGCGCCCGGTCTGGGCGTCCCGTTCTTGATTTTCTTCATTTGGCCGCCACGGCAGCACAAAATCCCCTGATTGGACCGAAGCCCAACGCACCGCGCCGGGTACATCGTAGGCAGACCGGGGGATTTTTTATTTGCAGCTTGATTAAAACTTGCTTAGAACTTGCTTAATACTCAACAAAGCAAAGGCCCATCTTTGAGCATTTTTCGCTCGTAGATGGGCCTTTTTTCTTTTGCACATTTTGTTATCGCACCTGTTGACTTTCAAGCAAAATCGGAGGATAGTATTCTTGTAAGGCAGAGATAAAATCTCTTACAGAAAGGAATGAGGTGAATGGACTTGAACGTAAGTGAAGCACTTCTCCGGGCCATCTTGGTTCTGATCAAGAAGTGCGAAACCCTTGACGAGCTGCGCGACGCTGTCGAGGAAATCGTTGGTGAGGGCAAATAAAAAGAGCGGTGCCGCCCTAAGACAACCGCTCTAAACGCCCCACGATGAAGGCGGATCGGAAGCATTACTCCGACCGCCTTTATTTTATTACATCTAGCTTTTGAAATCAAGATGTTTTTTCACATTTTGCGCCGAGTTATCAACACAAATGAGAGCAAATAATATTATCATTGCTGTTGACGAACTCGCAAATAAGAGTGATAATATACTTGTAAGAACGAAGTACGCAACACAATATTGATTATGTTTCGGAGGTATTCACCATGAAGAAGTTTGAAGTCGGCCACGTCTACTTTGACCAGTACGCTTGCGACCATGAAACCATTTCCACCATCAAGATCATCAAGCGCACCCCAAAGACGGTCGTCTTTGAGCGCAACGGCAAGACCCGCCGCGCAAAGCTCTACGAGGACAGCAACGGCGAGTATATCATCCCTGACCACTATTCCATGGCCTGCGTCTACCGCGCAGAGCGGGAGCTGCTGGACGAGGAGCCGGAGCAGCCCGCCACCGCCCCTGCCGAGCAGGAGCAGCCTGCCGCAGCGGATAACACCATCCGTTTCCCGGCTGCTGCACAGGCTCCCGCCGCTGGCTACTCTGTCGCTGGCCCGCTGGTTGACTACACCATGCGCGAAATGGTGCTTTCCATCTTTGACAAGAGCGACCTACGGGCAAAGGAACTGGACTTCCTTGCAGCCCTCACCGACCGCGCCAGCAGCGTGGCCCGATAAGGGCCGCTGCTGGGCCTTTTGGCAGCGGCTTTTCTTTTGCCCCATATACTCACAAATGAGAGTAAAAATGTTATCTTTCCTGTTGACTTGCTCCCATTTGTGAGTGATAATATAGACACAAGGGAACCACAAACACACATCAAAGAGCATTTGGAGGTATTTACCATGACTAAGTTCACCGACGGCAAGCAGATCGCAACCATCACCATGACCGACAACAACACCGGCTGTGACTACGAAAACGAGTTTTTCGAGGTCGGTGGCCTGAAGCTCAACGAAGAGCTGAACGCCTACGAGGTCGAGGACGTCACCTACCTAACCGACTACGCCCAGAGCTATGTTGATGGCACGAACCCCGACGTCGATTACACCGAAGACGAAAACGGCAACGTCATGGACACCCACACCACGCTGACCTACACCATCGAAAGCCTGTAAGGAGGGCAAGACCATGAGAGAAGCTAAAGAGATCGCCGCAGACATCAACGCCGCCGATACTTGGGAGCCTGAACTTTGCGCGGAGCTGTGCGAAGCGGCCGGCATGACCGCCGAATGGGAAGCGGCTGGCCCGGACGACTTTGAGCGCGTCCTGTTCGATGCAGCCGAAAAGCTGGGCGTCGAAATCATCTGACCAGCAGCACGACAAAGGCCCGGTAAACCGCGATTTGCGGCACCGGGCCTTTTCTCTTTACTTTTTCAGCTTGACGGCTGTTCCCATGGAGTATGTGTAGCTGGTTTTCATGCCGAAGCCGACGTTCTGGAAGCGAACTCCGATTATGGCATCAGCTCCAACCTTTTCACCTGCGCGTGTCAGATCGGCCACGAGAGCGGCGTTCACATTTTCGCCTACGACGGAATAGTCACCGTTCCGGCACTTTACCATTTCTTTCATGCTTGGCCCGTCCGCAGCGGTAGCGACCGTCACAAGGCCGATATATTCGGCGATCTCGACGCCCTGCAAAGTGTCCGTTGTTGTAATGAGCATGATATGTTCTCCTGTCTGTGGCGGGCATTTCTGCCCTGTATTATTCCGCGCCGTCGGCGCGATGCGACTTGATGAAATCGGCCATAGCCTTTTTGATAACCGCGTTGGGCGACATTCCAGCAGCTTTGCAGGCGTCCTTGAACTCTGCCGCAAACTCCCTGCGCACCTTGGCCCCGACGATCATCATGTTTTCTTTGTCCCATTTCGCGCTGGCCCTTTTCTGCGATTCGTAAATCACGAAAAGCACCGCCTTTCTTTTGCTTAACAGTATAACGCGACGAAAGCCCATTTGCAACGTGGGAAATGTGTCGTTTTTCGTTGACACTGGACACAAAAACTGCCGAAACGCACCCGGAAACATTGATGTTTTACCTGTTGGAATCTCTGTTCAACAGTAGGACAATAAAGGCACAGCAAGGGAAGCACGACCGGAAGGCAAGGGGCGAAGTATGAGCCGGGAACGCAGTAAGTCGTGAGCGCGTGCTAAGTCAGTAGCCCACTTCCCGCACTGTTTTGGAAATCTGGGCAGCAGAGCAGACCGTCCAGAATTTCCAAATTTTTTTGAATATTATCTTTTCGCGCCTGTTGACAAACTCACAAACGAGAGTGATAATATAATCACAAGATGATTTACAGCTCACAAAGGAGAGAACGCAACATGAAACGCTATAAGGTCACTGTCTACAACAAGGTTGAGAAAATCTGGGATGAATACGAAGTCAACGCCATCGACCCGGTGGACGCACGGAATGTGACCGTTCAGCGGCTGATTGACGAAACCGGGCACGGTCTGGACGTCTACGAGCTGACCGATGTTCGAGAGGTAAAAGAGTAAGGGAGGACAAAGCAATGCTGGACAAGAATGGTATCGAGATCAAGACCGGGGACATCGTGAGAATCACCGGCGCATACTTCAAAACCGACAACGCGCTCTATTTCGTGGAGCACAGCGACGGAGACCCCGACTGGTGCGGCAAAGACCATTGTCTGCTGAAGATCAAGCGCAACGGCGAACTGAGCAAGGCCAAAAATGCCGTCTGCTTCTGGCCGATCATGGTCACGGTCAACGGCTACGAGAAGTACACCACCGCAAAGCTGTGGAACAAAGAACATGCACAGATTGAGATCGTCGAGGGCATCGACAAGGCCCACATCGCCGAATATTTCCGCAGCCAGTCACAGCAGTGCGACAAGTGGATTGAGCGGTACTCTTGGGACTTTGGCGAGAATAGCCGCTCTGTCAACGACCAGAAGCAGTACAAGGCGTTTTATGATTCCGTCGTGGCAAGATTGGAGGGCTAAATCGTGAAAAAGAAAGTATTGAAGCCTTGCCCTTTCTGCGGGCAGGAGCATACGACCATCACTGAATCTAATACTGAGGGCATTCGGATTAGATGTCCGAAATGCAATATCACATTTACCCGCGATTTTTATGAACATCGCGGGGAATTGGGCAGGCAACGAACTATTGAAGCGTGGAATACTCGCCCTGAATAACCCCGCCTGATGATGGCTACATGGCAGCAGCCGAAACGCTCCACCCGGAGCGTCGCGGGAGCCAACCGCAAGAAAGGAGCATCCACATGAAAGCGAAAACCTACATTCTGCAGGCCGGGTTCCTGCCCATCGGTCAGACCGACGTGACAGGCTGGCGCACCTATTCTTTCCACACTGGCCAGGGAGCCTACGACAACGCCGTGGCCGCCTACCGCAGCGAGATGAACCGCAACAAGAACCCGAATGTCAAGTATCGCATCGTCAGCGCACATGACACCACCCGCAAGGACACCTATGTCCCAGTGTTCGGCTTTAAGAGCGCAGCCTGCACCCTTTAACTTGCCGGTAACTTGCCAGCAGGCCCGAAATATCATAATAAGGCGGTGAAAGATTGAACTATAAATACATCTGGGCGTGGGAAATCCTCAAAGGAACGACCAGCGCGGACATCGTGCGCGGCATCGTTTCACTTGCCCGGGAAGAAAACGCCCCGGCCCGGGCCATCATGCGGCTGCATGATGGCCGTTGGCTGACCCTCGAAGACCTGTCAAACGAAGAGCTTGTGCAGCAAATTGAGGATGAAGCAAAAACAATGATGTAACGTCAAACCACCACAACCCGATACCCTATCCATACATCTGTCAGAATCTGGTGCTGGTACTGGTGGTACTTAAAGGTTATATCAATTTAATCTAAGAAGGAGAACGTAAAGGTTACGATAAAGGGAGAACCCGCAATGAATGACCTGACCATTTTTGAAAACCCAGAATTTGGACGGCTCCGGGGTTTGAAGATCAGCGGTGAGCCTTGGTTCGTCGGAAAAGACGTGGCCGCCGCTTTGGGCTATGTTGATACAGCGCAGGCCATAAGAAAGCACGTCGATGATGAGGACAAAGGGGTCGTTGAAGCGACAACCCCCGGAGGAAAGCAAAAAATCACCACCATCAACGAAAGCGGCCTGTACAGCCTGATGCTGAAAAGCAAGCTCCCCGGCGCGAAGAAGTTCAAACGCTGGGTGACGTCCGAAGTCTTGCCCAGCATCCGCAGAGCCGGGGCCTATGCCATGCCGGCAGCCGCACCCGCAGATGACGCCATGTTTGAAAGGCTCTGGGCCGAATTGGAGCGAAGACAGAAATTCAACAGCTACGTCGGGAAGTTCTGCGACTATTTCGGCTGGAGCCGCCGCTATTACCTGTCCGGGATGTACAACCTGATGAAGCGGGCAGGCTGCAACGTCGATGCACTGACCCTGCGGATGCAGGCCGCCACCCACGATTATGCAATGTCCACCGCGCAGGCGGTCATCATGGACGAGCAGGCATTTGAGCTGTTTTGCAAAATCGCAGAATACGGCATCCAGCGAAACCACATCCCCAAAACCATGGAGGAAGCATTTTTATGAACAACACCCTGACCGCCTTGAACAACTACCTGTTTGAAGAGCTGGAACGCCTGAACGATGATAGCCTGTCCCCGGAGCAGCTGAAGCAGGAGATCGACCGTTCCCGCGCCGTCACGCAGGTGTCACAGCAGATCGTAAACAATGGCAAGCTGGCCCTGTCGGCCATCCGCTGCGCCAATGAGTGCTTGGCCCCGAATGAAAAGCTGCCGCCCATGCTGGAGGTCGAAACCAATGCCCCGAAAGTATAAGCCGGAGGTACACGCCTTTATAGCTGCCCACGTCGCCGGGACGACCACGCAAGAGCTGGCCCGAATCACAAATGCAGCCTTTGGCACGAACTTCACGGCAGCGTCCATGAAATCCTACAAGGCGAACCATAAGCTGCGCAATGGCCGCGGTACAGGGCGGATCAAGGGCGCAGCGACCAAACGCTTCCCGCAGCAGGTCAAGGATTATGTCTTTGCCCACTACAAGGGAACAGGACACCGCCAGATGTGCGACCGGCTCTTTGAACAGTTCGGCATCCAGTACACGCCGGAGCAAATCAAGCAGTATTACGCCCGCCACGGCCTGAACAGCGGCCTGACCGGGTATTTTAAGAAAGGCTGCTGCCCATATAAGCCGCAGCCGGGAACACACGCACAGGGCTGTGAGAAAACATGGTTCAAGCCCGGATGCACCCCGCACAACCTGAAACCCATCGGCTACGAGCGCGTCACACAGGACGGCTATATCGAAGTCAAGGTCAGGATGAAGAAGTCCCGGCCGAACTGCAATGACAACTTTGTGCCAAAGCACCGGCTGATCTGGGAGCAGGCGAACGGCCCGCTGCCGCCGGGATATGTCGTCATCTTCAAGGACGGCAACAAGCGAAACTTTGCGCTGGACAACCTTGCAGCCATCACCAAAAAGGAACGGCTGGACATGAACCGTCACGATCTGTTCAGCAGCGACCCGCAGGCGACAGAAACCGGCATCCTGCTGGCCCGCCTGCGCACCACCATCCACCAAAAAGAAAAGGAGATCAAACATGGGTAAGCTGGTAGACGCTGAAATCACTCTGAAATATTCCAACGGTCAGTTGACCATCGCATCCACGCCGAACACCATCAAGGGCGACGGCCTTTTGACATACCTCGACTTGGCCGAATGTGCCATCATCGGGGCCAACTACAAGAACCTGAACGAAGCGATGGACATTGCTGCCGAACACGCATCCGCGATCATCGCGGCCACTATGCAGACCGCAGGCGACGAAAAGACCAGCCCGAAGATGGGAGCCATCGTCCACGCCGCGCAGGTTTCGCCCTTTTATCTGCAATGCGTCATTCAGAAGCCGGATGCGCCTGCATCCAAAGGCAAGTTCTTTGCCAAAGAGGGCAATTTGTACGTCGGTGTCGATAACTCCGATGGCAACGCTTGGACGGAAGAGTTTTCCGACCGGCAGCAGCTTTTCCTTTGGTTTGCTGGCGCACCTTGCCACGACGCCCACGGGCAGGCCCTCAACGAGTGATATTCTATCCATAGCCCCGCAACACGGCGGGCGAATAAAAACGCGGCACAGAAGCCGCCAGACGCCCACCCGGCGGGCCAAAGCCGGGAGAAAGGACTTTCCCCATGGAAAGCATGATTGACATCCTCTTTGACCAGCTCGTTGACAGTGACGCCGCATGGGACACTCAGCATGACAAGGCCACGCAGGACGCGCTTGCTGAACTCTGCGAAAAGCTCAACCTGCCCACCGTCCACGAAACCAAGCTGGGCGAGCTAATCAGCACCGAAGCCGTGGCACAGGCCCGCGCCGGATTCCGCGCTGGCTTTGTGGCAGCGATGAAGCTCTGCGAGGAGGTCAAGAACAAGGCTGAGTAATCAGCCGCCGCACCGGGACAAGCTCTGCAAACGTGGGGCTTGCCCTTTGTCTGAAAGGAGATCATAGCCATGCCCAACAAACGCGAAGTGGCTTACAATGCCACGCACGGCCGCTGCGCTTACTGCGGCTGTATCATCAACCCGATGCACTTCTTTCTGAATCAGGCAAAGCCGGGGCAGCAGGTCGCCGCCTGCCCGGATTGCGCCCGCTTCAAAGGCTCCGACGATTTGGAAACATTTCGCGCCCGCTTGCATGACCTGCCGGAAGTTTCCATCCAGTCCCGCCTTGCTCTCAAATATTCGGATTCTATCCTCAACCCGGAGGAGCCTATCAAGGAGGGCTATTACCACGGATTCGGCAAAATCTGCTTTTATTTTGAAAATATGGACGAGTAAGGCCGACACCCATACCACCACTACGGCCCGACATACGGTATGTGTACCGTATGGATACATCTGTCAGAATCTGGTACTGGTGGTGGTAAAGATTATATTAAACTTAATCTTAGAAGAAGAAACGTAAAGGTTACTATAAAATAAAGCGGCCGAAAAAACATCAAGAAAAGTTTCCTTTGCTGTTGACTTACTCACAAATAAGAGTGATAATATAGTTACAGAATGAATCACAACTCACAACCGCGAAAGGAGAACACCATGAAAGCACTGAAAGAGCTTATGAACCGCCTGACCGCCGAGGGCCGCGACCTGTCCGAACTGGAACGCATGATCGACGATCTGGCCGCCGCCGGAACCATGGACGAGATCAACTACTACGAGGGCCAGATTTACGGCGTTCTGGTGGGCCTGTCCATCATGGGTTACATCACCCCGGAGGAAGCCGATGAACTTCAGAACAGCGTTGAGGAAGATGCTGTTATCTAAGCTGCACACCGGGAAGGGGAGCCGCAAGGCTCCCACAGCCCCCGCTTACAGGAGGAAGAACCATGATGACCAATCTTTTCATGCTGGCCGGGTATACCCAGTATCAGGCCCAGTGCATTGCACCGTTCGGCTACGTCGTCGCCGCCGGGATTCTGGTGCAGGCCGTCGCCCCGGCCGTTGACCGCTACATCTACCGCCGCCGCTGGGAAGAAGTCCAGCAGCGGGAAGCGGAAGCGGCAGCAGCCCGCGCCGCTGAACAGCGCAAGGAAGCTCACCGCCGCGAGGTGATGGACTTCCTGCTGAACGAGGCCGCCTGATGGCCTGATTTTTTATGCCCTTATCGCTCACAAATAAGAGCGAAAACACCAAACCAAAGCAAAAAAACGCTCACAAACGAAAAAGGAGGTCTGTGAATGGACATCAACACGAAACTGAAAAAGCTGCTGGAAGATTCCGGCCAGCGGCAGGCAGAGGTGGCCCAGAAGTGCGGCTTGACCCCTGCCAACCTTAGCCGCGCACTGACCCGCGATCACAATCTGAACCTGTCCACGGCTCTGAGAATCGCCGACGGTATCGGCTTGGAGCTGCGCATCGAGGACGCCAACGGCAACCGCCACCCGGCAGCCGACCCGCAAAAGTTCGCGGAAGCCGCGGCTGATACGTCGCTGAACTGGGACGACGTGGAAGCTATTCTCGGTTCGCTGGGCTTTTATCTTGAATTCGACTGGAGGTAAACCACATGACCGACAAAAAAATCACGGAGCTGAACCTGAAAAGTGCCACCTACTACGGCGCACAGCTCCAGATGAACCACTTCACCGAAGAGCTGGCCGAACTCATTCAGGCCGCCGCCGAGGGCGACCCGCAGCACATCGCCGAGGAAATCGCCGACGTGGAAGTCATGGTCGAGCAGATGGAATATTTGCTTTCTCTCGATACGATCTACATTGAGAGCTGGGCAACGCACATCCTGCTTGCAAACGATATTGAATCCTGCATCTGGCATCTGGCTGCGCCCATCAAGAGCATCAACAAGCTGCGCCGTGTCAATCTGGCGACCGCCGCCGACCCGGATATGTCAAAAGACGAAGTTCAGATCAAACGGCAAACCGCAAACCACGACCTTGAAACCGACATTGGAGAGCTGGTTTCCTATCTGAACTGGCTGGCCGGACGTTATAGCATCGCTGCCGAGGAAATCCGGGAAATCAAGTCCTACAAGGTACAGCGCACCCGCGACCGCATCGAACTTGAAACCGGCTCCATCTGCAAAAAAGTTGTTGACGACAAGGCGGCTGCACAGGCCCAGGATTTAGCCGACTACTGCAAACAGCAAACAGAGTGTGAACCCGGTGGCTGCATCTTTGCCACGACTGGCGAGGGCTGCATCTTATCTGATTATGTTCGGCCTGAACTTTGGCCCGATGCCATCGCTAAACAGCAGCAGGAGGGGCAGAAGAATGGATAAGCCCGAAAAAATCAAAATCGGCTGCTGTCCGTTCTGCGGCGGCAACATCAAGCGGGCCAACATGAAAGCCTTTTCCCGGCAAAGCCAGATTTACGGCTTCAACCTTGCGCTGGATGGCGTGGACGCCACATGGGGCGCACTGATCTATAACTTTTCCGCAGAGCTGGAATTGAGCGCAGAACAGACCGCAAAGCTCACCACGCTGGGCGAAGAATATGACAAGATGATTCGCTCTTTCCGGGAAGCCGACCTGCCGCCGGAAGAATTTGCCGAATACGTCGTTGCAAAGGCCGAGGAATGCAAGGCACGTCTGAAAGAAAGGTGGGGCTGATTATGGCACTGACAAAATTTGTGAACGTCTACAAATGCCGCCTTTGCGGGGAAATGTTTACCAGCAGCGGCACGAACAGCGAGATTGCAGCATGGAAAGGCACTCTCCATGAGATTATGAAAGCAAGCGGCCTTGATACGCCGTGTTCAACGCCCGAAGTTACGCCGACCATGTTCGAGATGCACAGCTGCAAGAATGGCAGCTACGGCGTGGCAGACTTTCAGGGCACACGAAAGGCGGCCGACAATGATGCAAGCCTGTGAGCAGCTCTCTTTATTCTCCATCGTCCCGCAGGCGGCCCGGACGGCCATCTGCTGCATGGATGGGGAGTGCAAGGCTGCTGCGCCTGCCGAAAGCTGGATGGCTGACCTTGTGCCCGGTGGGGAATATGCGATCAGCATCGCGGGACACACGCTGGTTTTGAAGCCTGTGCCCGGTACGCCTGCCGGCATCAAGCAGGGGCACGAATACTATCACTACACCATCGGCCCGCGCCTGTACGCGGGAACATTCGTCGGGAGGATGCAGCATTGAGAACTCTTGAAGAAATCGACCGCGATCTTGAAATCGCCTACGCCGACATGAGGAACTTTATTCACAGCGGCTTCTCGATCTCCCCGGTGCTGGAAGATGACATCGACGAGCTGCGGGACGAACGTGCCGCTGTGGTCAAGGCCATTCAGGACGCGGGCCTGATGCGATATGAAGTCTGCATCCTGCCGAAGCCGGAAAACACGTCCAGCTATTGTGCCGCGTTCTACAAGATCACGGCCACGAGCCAAAATCAGGCTTTCGAGCATGGCAAAGAAACCTTTATCCGTGGTTTTGCGAACTGCGGCGTCACCGCCGAAAATTTTGACGCTGAATATGACATCGGCGTCACGAGAGGGGAAAAGATCGAATGAAAGCACACGTTTCCAACGGCTGCAAACCCTGTCCGTTTTGTGGCGCACCTGTCACGGTGCGCCTTATGAAGAAAGGCCCCGACTTCATTGCCTGCACCAACAAGCAGGAGTGCGGCGCAATCGTCAGCTTTAACAATATCCCGTGCGACTGTTTCGGTGCATCCCCGGTGGATTACTTCAACAGGAGGGCCAGCGATGAGCAAGTATCTGAATAATCACCCGGACGATGACCGCAAGACCGTGACCGAGGATTGTCCCACCTGCGGCAATGAGGTCACGATGGTCTGGGACGTCGAACAGAACGGCTACAAGGCCACCTGTCCCTTTTGCGGCGGCCGTCTGATGCTCTGCGACGAGTGCCAGCACCCGAACGGCATCTATACCGACGACTGCGATTATGACCCCTTGACCAAAAGCTGCCGCTATAACTGTGCTGCCAACTATCAGGAAGCTGAAAAAGCGGTCAAGCTCCTGTCCCAGTTCTGCAAAGGCAGGACGCAGCAGGCGGCACGGCTGAAGCTGCACTCTGCCTGCATCGGCTGCGGCTATGAGCCACTTTGCTCCAAATGGAGCGGCGCAAACACGCCCATTATATGGAGCTTCAAGGAGGATGCGAATGGATGATTGTATCGAGCGGGAGCCGCTTCTGAAAGCGTTCAAAGAAAAGTGCTGCCAAGACTGCCACGGTGGATACAGTCACCAGCAGTGCCACAGTTGGTGCGATGCAGCAAGCGAAATCGAGATGATAGAAAATGCGCCTGCGGTCAACAATACGCCGCAGCAGTGGCAGAATTCCAGGCTGCACCCGCCGACAGAAACGGATGCAGATAGGACGGGCGGCATAATCGTTTGGGCAGCAGCAAGCAGGCACCTCGATGTTACATTCTGGCAGAACGTCGTACTCTACCCCCAAGATCTTCCGTTCTGGATGCCTGCACATGAACCGAGCAAATCAAAGGAGTAAAAAATGAACTCTATTCTCTACATTGATGATAACGGCAAAGCCGAACTCTACGATGATGACTACAACATCACGATCTTTTGCAAGGACGAGCAGGAGCAGCAGCGGGCTATGAAGCGGCTGGAAGTCGCAAACCGTATGCGCTGGCACCCCGTCACTAAATGCGATGAACACCCGAAGAATAACAAGCCCTATATTGTCAGCATCAAATGGGCCAGCGATTCCGGCAAGATCAACACCGAAAACGCCTTTGCAAAGTACGACGCTTATGAGGACTGCTGGATTCTGGACGATGGCGACGGAACGGTTTTCAACGCCGATTGCGATTCCTATTATTCGCCGCTGATGAACGCATCTATCACACACTGGATGGAACAGCCGGAAGACCCGGAAAAAACGGAAGAGGGGGATTCTGAATGAAATGTACTTTAGAAAAGCCGAAACCGTGTCCATTTTGCGGCGAACAGTTGCAACTCGTCACTGAGCTTTCGCCCATTGAAACGGCATCCGGGCAGGCTATCTCCGAATTTCGCATGAATTACTACAAACACACCGAAACGGACAAGTGTCCGCTTGGGTACGGATTTATGCTTGACGCATCTCCTGTCGAAGTCAGGAAGTGGAACACCAGAAAGGAGCAGGCACATGAGAAAGAGAATTGATGCCTATATCCTGCTGGACTTCCTTGAAGGCTGGCGCACAAGGCTTAAAAACGAGCAGATCATCGCCCTGAACGGTATTTGGGCCGCAAAGGTTGAGCAGTCCATCAAAGACCTGTCCATCATCATTGACTTTGTCAAGACCCACACAAAAACCTACACGGACGATAAAAAACAGCCAGCAGAAGTCAACGAGCAAACCATTGAAGCCGTCCGAGACTATATGCTGGACGACCTCAAACAATACGGCGCATCCAGCGTCAAATATCAGTGGACAAAGAGCACCGGCGAAACCGTCACGCTGGAAGTCAGCATCGAAAAGCCTGAACAGGAGGGCAGCCATGAAGAAGCAGCGGGCGATTGACGCCATTGCCCTGTATGAGCAAATTTCGGCCGAGGTCGGCTCCATGTTAAAGCAGCCGCCGGGAATCATCGTGTCGAAGCTCATGGCGATGGTTTTGCAGGCTCCGACCATTTTCCAGCAGCCTGACCCTTGGACGAACGTCGAAGATGGGATGCCGACCGTTCCGGGCGACGTCAACGGCCACGGCGAAATCACCGTCGCCGTCATGTTTAAGACCGAGCAGCGAGTACACACGATGATTTATGAGCGGGCCATCGTCCGCGGCAAAACCGTATACCGCTGGAAATGGCCGTGGGACAGGATTTACAGCGACGGCGGTATTATCCGCTGGGCATACCTGCCGCAGCCGCCCAAAAAACAGGAGGACGCCACCCATGGAACAGTTGAACCGCAATGCTGAACACTACGCCGACCCTACACCCGCAGCAGCCTTGAAAAACATCTATGCCAAAGAGGAAGCCGACCGCCTGCGCAAGATCAGCACAATGATGGCAACGCTGAAACAGGCTGCCGATCTGGCAGGGCTGGAAGTCGTGGGCCGTGTCGTTTTCAGGGACAAGTCCACCGGAAAGGAGTACCGCTGATGAACCGCATCCAGACCGTTATTGTGACCGCTCTGCTGGCTGGAGCTGTTCCGCTGGCCGTACAAGGCAGCATTTTGAACCACCGTATCAATGAGCTGGAAACCTATTACACCATCTATGCCGGCCGCTTTGAAAACTGGTCGAACCGAGCCTTGCAGGACGAGCAGATCATCGAGAACTTGCAGCAGGTCAGCATCACCGCCCAGCAGCAGCCAGCGCCGGAAAGCGGTCTGCCCGCCGGCATGGTCGCCGAATACGTCGGCGAGTACACCTGCACCGCCTACTGTACCGAAAAGCGGTCGCACATCTGCGGCACTGGTACAGGCATCACCGCCAGCGGCGCACCCATCACGGCAGACCTGACCGTGGCCGCAGATCAAAGTCTGCTGCCGTTCGGCACCGTGATCTACATCGAGGACGTCGGCATCCGTGTCGTGCAGGACAAAGGTTCTGGCGTACAAGGCCACCACCTTGACGTGGCCGTATCTGGCAGCCACGACGACGCTCTGCACTGGGCAGGCTACGGAACGCACAAGGTCTGGATTTTGAAAGGGGAGTAAAGCCTTGATACATGGAATCGGAATCAGCCTTACAGCAACGACGTTCGACCTGTCCAAACCATTGGCCGCGATGGCCGAACGTGCAAAGCAGGACGGCTTTGAATTTTACTATACCCGGCACATCGCCGAGGATGTTTTTGAGCTGGAGCTGCGCCGGGACTACATCGGCGTCAAAACCAAAGTGTCCGCTGAATACCTACAAAAGTACATCCCGCACAGTTGCTTAGAGGGCTTTTTGATGGGCGAGTATGACCGCCTGTCCTATATGCTGGGAGCTGTCACCGGCTGCAACAATGCCCCGGAGGACTTGAAATGACCTACAAAGAATTTTTGGAAAACAAGATCGACATCGCGCCGCTGTCCGGCATCGAAATTGACCCGTCGGAAATCAACCCGGTATTGAAGCCCCACCAGCGCACCAGCGTTTTGTGGGCCTTGCGCGGGGGCCGCCGGGGTATCTTTGCCCGGTTTGGCCTTGGCAAGACCGCGATGCAACTCGAATGGTGCAACCAGCTCCAAAAGCACGAGGGCGGGCAAACCCTGATCGTGATGCCGCTGAACGTCATGCCCGAATTTCGGGCCGACGCGGTAAACCTGCTGGGGATGACCGAGCCGCCCTACTGCCGCACTATGGCTGAAGTCAAGGCCAGCGACGCGCCGATCATCCTCACCAACTATGAGCGCGTCCGCGATGGCGATATTGACCCGCACTACTTTACAGCTGTTTCGCTGGACGAAGCGGCCACCCTGCGCAGTTTCGGAAGCAAGACCTATCAGGAGTTCATGTTGAAATTTAAGGGCGTCCGCTACAAGCTCACCAACACGGCCACGCCCAGCCCAAACCGCTACAAGGAACTGATACACTATGCAGGCTTCCTTGAAGTCATGGACACCGGGCAGGCGTTGACACGTTTCTTTAAGCGCGACAGCACAAAGGCAAACAACTTGACGCTTTACCCGGGCCGCGAAAAAGAGTTCTGGATTTGGTGTGCATCGTGGGGCCTGTTCCTGCAAAAGCCCTCTGATCTGGGCTTTTCCGATGCAGGGTACAGACTACCGCCTATGAACATCCGCTATCACAAGCTGCCCAGCATCGAGCGGCCAGACGAATTTGACCCGGACGGCCAAATGAAGCTGGGCCATGATGCCGCAATGGGCTTGACCGACGCTGCAAGGGAAAAGCGCGACAGCATCCAGATCAGAGCCGCCGAGTGCGCCGCCATCGTCAACGAAAGCCCGGATGAACACTTTGTCATCTGGCATGACCTCGAAGATGAGCGCAAAGCTCTGAAAAAGGCCATCCCGGAGATGGTGGACATCTACGGCAGCATGGAGCTTGAAACCCGCGAAAAGCGCGTAATGGATTTTGCACAGGGCCACACCCGGCTGTTCGGCACAAAAAAGAGCCTGTCCGGCTCCGGCTGCAATTTCCAGCGTTTTTGTCACCGGGCGATTTTTATGGGCATCGACTATGAATTTAATGATTTCATTCAGGCCGTGCATAGAATCTACCGCTTTTTGCAGGACAAGCCGGTTATAATCGACATCCTGTACATGGACACCGAAAGCGAAATCCTGCTTGCCCTGCAACGCAAGTGGCATCAATACGACGAACTGAGTAGAAAAATGGAAGAAATCATCAAGGAGTACGGCCTTGGCAGCCTTGCACTTGAATCCCTCAAACGAACGATAGGATGTGAGCGAGTGGAAATCACAGGGAAAAGCTATACCGCCATCAACAACGACTGCGTCGAAGAAATCAAAAACTGGCCCACCGACAGCATCGACCTGTATGTAACCAGCATCCCCTTTGGCAATCATTACGAGTACAGCCCATCTTACAACGATTTCGGCCATAACCCCGACGACAACGCATTTTTTGAACAGATGGACTATTTGACGCCGGAGCTGCTGCGCACCCTCAAACCGGGCCGCGTCGCTGCAATCCACGTTAAAGATCGCGTTCAGTTCGGCAACGTCACCGGGATGGGAATGCCCACGATTGAGCCGTTCCACGCCGATTGCATTTCTCACTTCATCAAACACGGCTTTGCCTATTTCGGCATGATTACCGTTGTGACCGACGTCGTGCGGGAAAATAATCAAACTTACAGGTTAGGCTGGACAGAGCAATGCAAGGATGGCACCAAAATGGGCGTAGGCTGCCCGGAGTACATTTTACTTTTCCGAAAGCTGCCCACCGACCACAGCAAAGGCTATGCCGACGTCCGCGTCACCAAAAGCAAGGAAGAATACACCCGCGCACAATGGCAGCTGGACGCACACGCATTTTGGCGCAGCAGCGGCGACCGTCCTTTTGGCCGCGAAGACCTTGAAAAGGTTCCGACCTCGAAGCTGCAAAGCCTGTACCGCAAGTTCAGCCGCGAGAACGTCTACTCCTACAACGAGCACGTTAAGCTGGCCGAAAGTCTGGATAGGGACGGCCGCCTGCCATCCACGTTTATGGTCGTCGCCCCGGGCAGCTGGGATATGACCGTCTGGGACGACATCAACCGTATGAAGACCCTGAACACCAGCCAGAGCCAGCGGCGCAAGCAGATGCACGTCTGCCCCTTGCAGATCGACATCGTGGAGCGGCTTATCAACCGATACTCCAACCCCGGCGATCTTGTGGCTGACCCCTTTGCCGGACTTTTCACCGTTCCGTATGAAGCAGTCAAGATGGGCCGCAGGGGAAAGGGCGTCGAGCTGAACCCGGACTATTTCCGCGACGGCGTCGGCTACCTCGAAGCAGCAGACGCCCAGCAGAACGCGCCGACCCTCTTTGACCTGCTGGAAAGCATGGAAGGAGCTTGACCATGAGCGTGATGCCTTATGAACGCGCCGCCGAAATCCTCGACCCGGCCCAGGGCGAAAGATTCACCGACATGGAGCCGGTAAACAAAGCCCTCTATATGGGCCGGGATGCCCTGCTGCTGCGAATCCCGCGCAGCCCTTACCCGGATGGCGACAAAAATATTCTGGCCTGCCCCAACTGCGGGAGCGGCGAATACCTGCACAATCAGGATGAAGCCGAGAACACCTGCTGTGGAAAATGCGGGCAGGCTATCAAATGGGAGGACTAACCATGAACAATAAAACCGAAACCCGTCTCTGCCCGTTCCGAATCACCGTTGCAAGGGCACACGAGCGCGCAGCGGATAAAAAATTTTCCGAGAACTCTATAAGGACTGTTTCGGCGATTGCTTCGGCGATGCTTACATGGCAGGCCATTGCCTGCGGCTGGAAAAATCAGAAGAGCTGTGATATAATATTCCCATCAAGCAAAACAGCACGAAAAGCCTGCAACGACGCTTCTTTAATTTTTGGCGCAGACGAATTACAGAATCGCTCACATTTGTGAGTATTTGGTTTGCTCCCGTTATCATGCGGGATGCGATGCTGATCTTGTAACTATTATATAACTATTATAGCGCTTCGCCGCTGT